TTTTAATAATAAAATAAGCCTCTAATTCCTCCTCAGTCGTAACAATATTTGGCGTACGTTTTTCTGGTTCCGCAGGTTCCTGTGTGGCATCATCTTGCTTTTGCTCCGGTACGGATACGCTACCACCAGACCCACCGAGAGCGCTTTTTATTTTATCGTTCATCATTTCACTAATAAGGTCATTTAGAGCCTTTTTGAGCACCGGCCTAAACTTTTCTATAACGTTTTGCGTCTTTTGTCCAGAATAACACCCCTGCAAAAAAAATCGTATGAAATCATCAGAAGGGGTATCAAGCTGTTCTGAAAAGATGGATTTAAACTCATGCACATATTTTAGCTCGGAGGCCGTACTGAAAATAGAATCAACGTCAAAAACGGATTTTGAAAACTTTTTAAGCTCCGGTACTTGGTTGTCCCTGATGTCTAAAATATTAATTGTCAAGAATGGATCTTCGTCCATTTTATTCGGATTGTCAAGGTCAGTATAGAAACGATATATCATTCCATTGGTAAGTACAGCGAACTTTGCTGTAGTTGTTCCGAAATATCGGAATAGCTGCGAGTCGTGACGGTCTAGGTTTTCTGTAATTGATTTACATTCAATAAGTATAACAGGGGATCCGTCTTTCAAAATTGCATAGTCTACTTTTTCACCTTTCTTGATGCCAACATCGGCAGTATACTCTGGTACAAATTCTTGCGGATTGAATACATCGTACCCAAGCATAGAGAAGAAAGGCATGATAATTGCCGTTTTTGTAGCTTCCTCCGTTTGAATGGTGTCCTTCAATGAATCCACACGCTTTGAAAATTGTTTCAACTGGTCGATGAAGTCCATAATAATCCCTCTCTTTCTCTATATTTTGCCGCCCTCCAGCGGTTAGAATACAATAATCCAGGACACCCTACCAGCACAAACTGGTGGAGGTGCTTTTTTTGTGGTCGAAAACCGAATCAAAGCATACCGGGAAGCTCTTGGCTGGAGCCAGGAGCAGCTTGCCCGCAAAAGCGGCGTTAGCCGTAGTGCGGTCAGTGAAGCTGAAAGTGGAGCGCATGTGCCTACATTGGAGGCTGCGCTGCGACTTTCAGAGGCTCTTGGGGTATCTATGGATAAGCTCTTTATTTTGGTGAAGTAAAAAAGCCGTCGACATGTCGACATGCCGTCACAGTTCGACAGTATTCGATAAAGTACGAGATAGAAAAGTCCTTTTTATAGGACTGCCAGAAAACAGAGCCATTTTTATTCTTGCAATAAAGTGGGGGTGATGGTATTATAAACAACACGAGAACAGATGTTCGATTATCGAGAAAGGATAGGAGGGGCAATCATGGCGGAATACTTTGAACGGATACATGAACTAGGAAAGGAGGGGTTGCCCGGAGATGGGGCGGTACATAAAGAAAACAATAATAAGAAATTTAATCGGATACTGAACCAATGCAGATATCCTCAGCGCATTTATGCAACATTAATGGCCCTTGTCGAACCAAGCATCGAGCAGGCCGATGACGTGCTCGAGAAACGCAAGGTCATCATCAGAGATTTGTTCGCCGGGCTTGATATACCCCAAAGCGATAAGCAGGTTATTTGATTCTTCAAGTGAAATTTCCCCCGTGCTGGCCTCGGCTGGTGCGGGGGATTTTTTTGTTATTGGGGTTTCTGGGCTCTCGAGTTCTGTAGGTGAATAAAGGGAAAGAACAGAGATGCCCAAAACATCACAAATCCTGGGAACCATATCAACATCAGGAGAATTGTTCCCACGAGTCCAATTATTTACCGTACCCTTACTTATGTTTAATTTATCCGCAAGCTGGACTTGATTTATCCCTGCGTTTTCCATCGCCGCCACAAGATTTAAGCGTATGCGTTCACGCAAAGATATTGCTCTGGACTTCTCCATTACAATCACCTTCTTTGACATGAGCATATCACACGAAAAAATAAAAGTCAAGAATTTCGTGATTTACTATTGACGGTAGCGAAATATTGTGATACTATGCTTGTGAGTCCAGAAAACCGCTACTTATGCAGGGGGTGATATGGTTGAGTGTAGCGCAGAGTATCCAGACATATTTGAAAGACCACGGTATCAAACAAGCGTTTATTGCTGAAAAGTGCGGTTGGTCCAAGCAGAAAACCAGTTGCATTATCAATGGGCGGTCCAAAATGGCGGCAGATGACTTCCTGGCAATCTGTGATGTGATTGGAGTTCCTTATGACTACTTTAACGACCGCTTAGACTCCGGCCAAGACTGAAAGGAGGTGGTTTCAATGGGTCTATCAGAGGTAAAAACCTGTGATCTGGTCTCCGAACTGAGACAGAGGGAGGGCGTAGAGACACATGCCGCAGAGCCGTACCAAGATGTGACAGTCTCGGTAAATGGCCCTGCGGTGGTGCTAGTCGTTATTGATTAGAGTTTTTGATAGCCATAATGATTTTTGATGAACGCATGAAAGTATTTCCCGTGTGAACCAGCGGACATGAGGCCGGCATAAACAGACTGGGGGACATTGAAGTAAGCGTAGGTGCCGCCCTTGTGAAACGAGATGTAGAGTGTCCCGTTTTCATATCCGATGCTAGAAATGTCGCTTGAACTAACAGGCGTCATGTACATAGTGCGTTCCTCCTTTCCTCGGAAATAGCGGGCAAGAGACAGTTGCCATTCTAACTATAATTATAGTGTACTGTGCGACAAAAATCAAGATATAGTGTAGAAAATTAGTTCTACACAATATATAGGATGCTCTGCCGACTACCTGCTGGGCATCCAAACCGACCAGGACAGCGAATGAGAAAGGATGAGGTGAGGAAGATGGAGCAAAACAGTCTCTGGGAACAAGTCGGAAACCGATGCTTGGAACTTGCAAGGCAGGAACTGAACAAAGAAGCCGCCCCCACTGCGGCAACAGTGGAGACGGTCGAACGGTTGGTCGGGATCGCAATTTCCATTGATGACCTTAATCTTCGGTGGGTAGCGCAAACCCGATACGACGCGGCGGCTTTTGAGGGTCTGGCTTCTGGACGGCTAAGAGCAAAAAATTGAGCTGACTGGTGTGCTGAATAAGCTGGGCTTCTTCTCCGTTTACCTTCCCGTAAAAATACAGCACATCGGGATTTTGATAGCCTACATCTTCGACAGCCATCAGGATTGAAGTTCCAAATGAAGCCAGTCGAATCGCTATTTCGTGGTTTTGGTCGAGATCAGCTTCAAATTTCCGAATTTGTTCGACCAGTTTTTTGTGTTTCCAGCTGGCAAGATGTGGATCAGAAACCAGATCGGCCGAAATTTCCTTAGAATTGTTCAAATACATGATTTTCACCTTCTTTCTCTCAGCATTGTATCATGGAGAAAATGGAAGAACAAGGTTGCTCTATTCAAGCGTGCCGACGACCAAGACAGCGAATGAGAGGAGGTGAGCGAGGTGCTAACAGTACGATTGCTGATCTATTTAATTATGGCATTAGCATTTATGGTTGCTGCTTTAATGGCTTGCCATCTAATAAAAGAAGATCCAGAAAGCAATAGGCCCTGGTTGATTGCCGTTCCAGCATTGATCCTGACTGTTTCGTTGCTGGCTGTTATGTTCAACGATCTATTTTCGTAAATCTTTTCGCATACAGTACAGCAAAGATTCCAGAATTTCGCCGGACTGTTTTGCGAATGCATCAAGGTTTTGCCGATCCCCGTTTTTTGCCAACAGAGTCTTTGTTACAGCCTCCTTGTGCTGGAGCAAGACAGCCTTTGTTTTCTTCGAGGCAAAAAGGCACACCCGATCAAAGGCATCAGAGTAGCGCGTAATTTGTTCTTGATTATAAAGATCAGAAAACTCCCCGCTGGCTCTTAGGTAATCGTAATAGGCTGTTACCATTTCTTGAAATAAGAGTTCCGTTTGTTTCGCCTTTCTAGCCCCCCTTTGGGATATGTATGCTGAAAGAATAGAACAAATAGAGACAGCGGCGATTGCAACAACAGAAGAAACAATTGTTACAGTCAGCGAAAATGTGTTCAAAAGATTATTTTCCATGAATATCCTCCTTACGAGGCTATTCTACCAAATCGGGAAGGGAGCGACAATATGAGCGAAAAAGAAAAGAAAATTCTGGAAACCTTTGGAAAGGTAGTTCCGGAATTGTCTGAGCTGGAAAAGGAACGTCTTCTGGCTTTTGGTGAGGGCCTTGCCTTCAAGGTCGGGCAGCAATACGCGCAGGCCCCGCCAGCTACCCCAGTTGACCAAGACAGCGAATGAGAGGAGGAAGACGAAAAATGGCAGCGATGACCGTACTTAATCGGGCGATAGCTGAAAAGCGCCGCCTGATGTACGAGCGGTATGGCGGAATCATGAGCCCCACGGACGTTGCAAAAGAACTGGGGTATTTCCCCAAACCGTCTGTCGGGGACCGGTGGGCGGAGGAGCACGAGATACCGGCTGTACGCCTGGGCCCCCGGAAGCGGGGCTATGAGACAGATTTGATAGCCAAGGCCATTGTGCAGGGGAGGGGGATGGCATGACTGGCCCACGAGCATTAATGGCGCTGACAGTGTGCCTGACGGTGGCCCTGGTGCTGCCCAGCTTGGTGCGGTGATGGACAAGCTGATACGCTTAACGGTGTCTGTGTGGGCGGTATGCGTCGTGCTTGTGGCTGGTGCGGCGGTGACAACCCAGCAGCCACCCGTACAGCCGCAGGACAAGCCTGTGAGAGCCGTTGAGGTCTCCGCAAGTAAAGAGCCACCCCCGGACGAAAACGCCCTGATAGAAGCCGCGCTGGTGGCGCAGG